GGACGCAACTTGCTCTTTAAAAGCCAATTTCTTTCGTTTTATATCTTTTGGATCATCAACCTCTTCATCAAAAGTAAAACCATCTTCTATTAGAAAGTCTACTTCATCAGCATTTAAGTGAGGTTTAGTTTGCCTATAGTATTCACGAAGCATTGTCATATCATCGTATTTACTATAATCTTGATTTAACTTTACATAATCCTCAAGATCACCACCAGTTTCATTCATAAAGTCTATAACTTTTTGAATATTTTCTGGCAATGGTTCACCAGTTTGTTTCGCTTCTTCAACCGCCTCTACAACTTCTTCTTTAACTTCTTCTACAGCTTTTTCTTCTGTTGTAGTTTCGTCTTCTTTAGTTTCATCAACTATTTCCTCCAAAACTGGTTGTTCAGTTTCTTCTTCTTTATTTTCAACCTCTGTAGTTTCTTCTTTTACCTCCTCAACAACTTCTTGTTTATTTTCTTCTACAGTTTCTTCTTTCGGTTGCTCTTCAACCTGTGTTTCTTCTACAGGTTTCTCTTCTTGGTTAAGGTTTACTTTTATAGTTTCCTCTTCACCACCAAGTTTTTTCATGCGCTTTGGTTGTTCTTTAATTTTTATTTCATCGCCCATAGGCGCTTCAACAACCTCTTCGGTTTTCTTTTTTTTAGCCATAATATAATATTATAAAATTAAACAAATTATCTAGGTCCAAACATACCTAAATTCATACCATCTCCTAGTATATCATTACCTGAAGATTCAAATTTTTTAGGTCCTGAGCCATCTTTTCTTTGAGATATTAACTCAGACTGTTGTGATGCTTGTATTCTAGTTCTTTCATCTTTACGATCTTCTTTCAAAGATTCTTTATTTTTTAATGCCTCAACTTCCATTTGCTTTAATTGCATACTTAATTGGAACTCATGATTCATTAAATCTTTTTTAAGTTGAGCTTCTGTTTGTAGCTTTTGTAACTCTAGTTGAGCTTCAACTTGTTCAAGCTGTGCTTTACCTTGTGTTAGCGCTTGTTGCTTTTGTATTTCAGTTTGTGCAGCCACTTGTTGTGTTTGCGCATTAGCTTGTGCTTGTGCTTGGATATTCTGCTGTGCTACAGCTTGATCTCTTTGTTGTTTCTTTTGTCTTCTTATTTTTAATAATTGATTAGCAAGCCTTACGTTTTTAATTTCTCTAACGTCTATAGCATCTTCTAATTCAATACTATTTTTTGACAACGCTATTTGTATGTTGTTTTCTAGCATTTGTTTTTCTTCTTCATCTGGTGCTAGTTCAATAAATATACCAAAGTCGTACAAATGAAGCTCAGACATCTCTTCTAACGTACCTACATTGTGCGCTCCAATGGCTTGTATAAACGCGTCTTTTGTTGGAGAATATTCTAATATATCAGATATTCTTAATGATAAACATTCTGCGGTCTCTGACGCTAAAAATAACCCACTTTGTAATATATGCCTTGTAGCGGTATTCGAGTTAGCAGCGGCTAGTTTCTGGACTCCTACGAGAGCGTTTTTATCTGGCGTGCTACCATCTCTAGCTTCATTTAGCCCAGTTACATCTCTTATCATTTGTAAGTAGTAATTATACGTATTTATTAGCGCACCTAACTTATTACCACCTGATCCACTTGTAATTTCTTGTATAGGAACTTTACCAGGATTCATATCGCCTTCTGAAGTTAATGATCTACCAATTATACTACCAGTTTGAAAGAACATGTTTAATGCTTCCTGTGGATTATAATTTGTTCCGTTACCTAAATCAACTTCAGCTAAACCATCAGCATCTAAGTAAACACCATCAGGTACCATACGATTTAACACTTGCTGTATTTTTAAGTGTGTTAATTGTATCATGTCAGCAAATGTAGTTATTCTACCAACTAATGATTCAATTTTACCTTTATACATACGTGGCGCAACCATAGCATAATTCATTTTAACCTTAGTATAATCGCTCTTAGGTCTTATCATGTTTTTAGCTAAGTTCCACTTTAATAACTTGTCTGTACCTAAAACTAAAGCACCCTCATATAACACCTCAATAGACTTAGATAACTTCTTAAACCTTTCATCACCTTGAGGCGGATCAAAGTTATCATCTTTTTGTATTACTTTATCAGCACCACTTGCTAATTGCTTTTCTTTATAAACATCATTAGCGTATGTTTTATAATTAAAATATAAAACCTGTACAATATTTTTATCTATATCTAAAGAAGACTCTGAGTTTCTATCGCCAAAAATACCTCTACGTGGGCCTTGTTCTTGTGCATCTAATAAATCTTCATTAGTTAAATCAGGAAATTGTTTTTTAAGTTCATTAATAGGTATGTCTTTTACTTCACCAACGTAGTAAACATCGTCGAAATAAGGGCTTTCAGTATATGACCATACCATGTTAGCTGGATCTACATATTCAACCTTAACACCCTCTGATGTTGTAAAGTTATTTTTTATAGCACCAATACCTAATACAGTTAAATCATAATAAACTCTTTTCTTTATATTTTCAAAGTTGTTACCTTCTAGCAACACGTTTATTGCTTGTTCTTCTGCTAACTCAACATTTTGTTTGTAGCTTAACTGCATATGAAGTTGTAATTCTTCCTCAGTTTCAGGTAATGTATTTGGATCGTTTTCGTATAAGTTTATACCAAAAGCTTGACTTGCAAAGTTATTTAAGTCTTGGGTTTCCATGTCCCTTAATATTGACTCCATGTAATCAGTTCTTTTAGCAACACCGTATGGATCTTGAGAATATGCTTTTATATCGTATGTTCTCTCAGCAATACCATTTACTACTATGTCTACAAATTTAGGGATTATTGGGACTGGTTTCCAGTCTAAATTAAGATAAGATAAATCACCATTTATAGATAATTCATCTTTATATTTTTGAACAGATTGTTCACCTCTTGCGTATAATTTTAATTTATGAAATTGTTGTCTAGTAGTTTGTAATCTATTTAAATTACTACCATTGTTACCTAACCATTCATTTTCAATAGCTCTAGCTACCTGTAAGCCATACTTATAGCTAGCCTTTTCAGCGTCACTTACTACTTGACTAGGAAAATAACCTTTAGTTGTTTTTGCCATATTATCCTATTATTTGCGATCTTGTTCCATCGTTTGCATATCTTGCAAAACTTATATTTACTTTTTGTTTTTCTACATTAGCGTTTGGCGCATACAAATTTCTATTGCAAGCCATTATTGCTAAACCACTACTAATAGTAGCATCAAACTTTGTTCTTTTAGTTATATCAAATTTAGACCAATCGTTTAATGTTCTATTAAAATACATATTACCATATGTTTCATCGGACCTTAAACCTACATGTTGCTGTATATACATTTCAATTGCAGCAGCGTGTGCTTGTTTAATATCTTCACTTGTATTTGGTATACCACCAATTTCTTTTTCAGTTACAGAAAGTTTATTCCATATTTTATCAGGCCTGTTCATTGAGTAACCTCTGTAACCACGTCTTCGTAAATGATATAATAATCTAGGCTTGTTATTCTCTGCAAGTATTGGCATGCCGTAAAATACCAATGCCATTAAAACGTCTTCAAAGAATATTTCAGCCGTTTGAGGTCTAGCAACATATTCTAAAAAAAATTGACTAGGAGGAGCATCCTCCATGCTAAACTTTGTTAAACCATGCAAAGCACCTTTTGATCCTTTACCATCTACAGTTCCTGATATATCATAACTATCACAACCAAAAGCACCCATGTGTTCATTACCAGGATATTTCCTACCATTTTTTTCAACTATATTGTTTTGTAAACGGCTAGGCGGTACCCACGAAACCCTAAACCTTCCTTGTGGATCAGGATAAAATTGAACTTTAGTGTCTTTTATACCGTTAACCCACTGAAAGTTACCTGTTGATATACCAGTGTTAATTTCTTCGTTGTAATCTATTTGTTCGTATATCTTTACTAGATTAAATATACTATTTTTAGTTTCATCTCTAAATGCGTGCTCTTCAGTTCTAGGAAACTGACGATAAAACTCATTTAAGCCATCTTGGTCGTTTTTAAGCCCTTCAGCTTCGTTTTGCCAGTGCTCAATAACACCTGTGTCAATGACATC